ATATGAGTAAGAAAAAAGCAAAGCCAGTAAAGAGAAGATTAGACGTTGCTCGTCCATATAATAATGGCACATGGACAAAATCTAGGTTCTTTGGGTTTATTAGAAGCGCATTACGTAGTGCTAGCTCTAGATGGCAGCCAAAGTTTGATTGCTTAAAAGCAGCTTATGTTGACACAAGAGTCAACAAGAAGACCAATAGAGCATCAAAGCATTACAAATGCGCTATCTGTAAAGATGTATATCCTGGAAAAGAAATCCAGATTGATCACATTATTCCAGCTGGCAGCTTAAGAGACTTTGAAGACCTTCCTAGTTTTGCTAAACGTTTATTCTGCGAAGCTTCTGGATTCAGGGCTTTGTGCATTAAATGTCACCAGCAGGTAACTGCGGAGGAAAAACTTCGTTCATCCAGCAATTCGGAGGATATTCAAGATCTCTAGAATCAGCAGCTAAAACCTCTTCACTCATCCAAACCTTGTTATTAAGATAACATTTGCACACTGCGCAACCTGCATTGTTCTCCATGAACTTTTCAGGTATGTGCATTAGTAGCTTTGATAAACCACTGCATCCATAACAACCATTAACTTGTGATTTTGCTGGACAACTTTGACAGATATTTGTTCTGCGTAATGCTTCTTCTTTACTGACTAATGGAACTCCATTTGACCATCTTGACTTTAGTGCCTGTAGGTAATGTTGGAAGTCTCCAAGATGCATACGATACACAGACTTAGCATTGGGATTACTGACCAATGCTGGATTAGCTGCATAGATAGCTCCAAGAAACTCATCACGCTCCTCAAAAGTAATCTTATGTTCACGAAGCGCTTGTCTAGCGTCTCCAACATAAATAATTGACCCTTTCCACTCCACCCTACTAGGTGGATTCATTGATACACCAGATGGCTCCATAGCCAACAACTACAACAAACAATACAAAATACAAACAAAATATGGCACACCTAATCAAAGAACGCGACATCCAAGCTGGACTTAACCAAGCATGGCACAACCTGACAACTATTGTTGACGAGGTTAAGCAAGACAACTCTATGCCTTTCGAGGTTGTTGAGTCTCCTATCTACTACAAGAAACAAGAGCAAGATTACTTTGGTGTAACACGCGATGTTTACGTAGAAGATCCAGAGTTCAAGATTCTGCTCGCTAATGATGACTGGCTTCCAATTGGCGATCCATACGCCTCCAGCTATCAACCATCCTCTATTAAAATGTTCTGGGAGGTTATCAAAAAGGGTATGGGGCAAACACCTTACCAGATTGTGTCTGCTGGCACAGTTGATAATCGTCGCAAGCTATTTGCTTCGCTTAAGGTTACTGAGGGATTTGAGGTTGCTGGTCGCAAGTTTGAGGATTTCATTACTGTATTGGATTCTTTTGACAAGACTACCGCACTCACTGCTAGATACCTTAACTTCTGCACAGTGTGCAATAATACCTTCATGGCATCTATGACATCAGGCAAGGAGATTGGCAAAGCCAAGCACACGCAAATGCTTGAGGTCAATGTAGCGCGTCTCATTGATGCTATTGATGGCTTTGCTGGAACGTCCAACTTGTTCCAGTCTATGCTTGAACGCGCACATGAGAAAGAATGCTCCAGAGATGAAGCTAAGGCATGGGCAGCTGGTGTTCAGGGTCGCAACATGGAGAAGGGAACAAACGCTCTTGTTCAGAAAGCTGCGCGTATTGGTGAGCTGTTTGAGTCTGGTCGTGGTAACGAAGGTCGCACACGTCTTGATGCATTCCAAGCATTGACAGAATTCGAAACTCATGAGTCATCCAATCGTAAAGAAGCTGGTGCTCAAAACTACAGCAGCAACTGGGGTGCTTCGGCATTAACAAAAACCATTGCGGCTCAACGCTTTGAAATTGATTGGGACACCAATGTCAAACGTGGCAACAAGCTCCTTGAGTCAGCAGTTGCTTTAGCCAACTAAAAACTTTCCTTTCATCGAGTGATGAATTAGGAATAGCCTCGTCAGAATAGCATCATATACAAATTGATGGACAGGCAAAACCTATCTTGGCGAGGCATTTAATCTAAAGAATATGCAATTGTGGTTTATTTTTACTAATGGAAAATACTTGGCAATCAAGCCAATCCATAAAAACAATCAATGGAAGCTACGCCTTCAATTACTTAAAATTAAATTAACAAAAAAACAAAATGATTAATGAATTAGAATTAAATAGAATTCAAGAAATGATGAAGGTCATGCTTCATTACTCTAATGGCGGAGAAGTGCTTTCAAGACCATTCCTTTGCGATGATGAAGAATTTGAATTAGACTTGTGTCCAGAATGGAATTGGGGTCGTTATGAATACAAAATAGCGCCACAGAAAAAGGTCATTTATGCTATTTACGACAATGACAATCTGGTGATGGTTTCTCAAAACAAAGCTGTCATTGATAAGTATTCACAAGAAATTAACCTGCCAGTCAGAATCTTAAAAGAATTATGAGTAGATCAATCTTAAAAGACATCACTCCAGGGCCATGGGATTTGGAAATCGTTGAAGGCATCGAACAAAGCAGAGCAGATGTTGTTGCAGCAATGTATTTGCCAGACATGGTTGAGGTATTGAAAGTAATTGCAGATCCATGGCAAATTAAAAGAAACTTGCTATTTCAAGATGACGCTTCAGTTATTTTTGAGATGGCATCAATTGCACGAAAAGTTTTAGAGAAAATGCAAAATGAATACAGTCAAAACAGCCCTGATTAGTAGTTGGGACAAGATGGCGAACATGTTTCTTCAAATCCACTTCATAAAAGAAACAGGCAGGTGGGAAACAGTGAACAGAAATGAATGTCAAATTTTGACAAAATTAAAACTTGCAGCCAGATTCAGCATGGATAAACCTGACCCACCGAACGCTTACGACCTGCTGCTTAGAGAGGCTGGAAAAAAAGGAATCGGACTAGAGACATTTAGTGAAGAAGAATAATTTATGACAAACACAGTATACCTTGACGGAATCCCATTAGAAGATGATGAGATTGGTGCAGTAAGTGAAGAATACGCAATTCCTTATGACGTTGTTGCGGAGCTTCTGGCTCAATACAGAAGCGGAAAAGAAATAAACAGTAATGCTTATAGTGGCGTAGTGAAGAACAGGGTGAATGGATTCATCTCAATGCTCTCCAGAGAAGTCACAAATGGCCTAGAAGCAGAGGCATTTGCCAATCTGGAAGTAGTATCCAAAGTTGATGTGGCTGCCGTCCTGAGCGATCCTGAGCAAATTGACGATAAAGAGCAGGACATTGCTGCTTTGATGCAGATTGTAACTGATCCTATCTCAGAACACTTTGTTATCCGAGAAGGTGGTCAAGCAACTCTGCGAATGGACAATCCTCCATCGTTGGAGCAAGCATACAAGGTTATTGATCGTATCTTTGTAGCGCGTGACGTTACAGAAAAGATTGATGACTACTCGACTTGGTTGCTTGGTAGCATTACCTCAGAACTTGAAAACCACTTTGGTAATCAGTTTGACGTAAGCCAAGTGATTGAAGTGTCTGACAAGGCCTACAACACCATTGTTACGGCTGTCAGCGTGTTCAAAGAATACAATGGACGTAAGTTCAACTTGTCATTCAGTCACCACAAAGAAGCATTTTACTCAAAAATTGAGAAAGCAGATAAAGATCTTATCCTTAAAAAAGCTGAAGAAATTGGATTGTCAGCTAAAAACGTAAGAAGCCTTGCAAGTATCTGCAAAAAACTAGGCAACTCAGTAATTGTTGACCTAACATCTAAAGACCAAGTAGACGATTTGATTGCAGCCTGTAAGGACGCTTCAGTAGATTATGTAACTTGCGACGAAAACAATCTATGGAAGAGAACCAAAAGTATGACGGAGCCGACAGCGGCAATTGTAATCAATCTGAAAACCAATGTGATCAAGATCGACGGGAAGGAGCAGAAATTGAAGGTAAAGGACTAAACAGTATTCTAATTGAGGTTGGAGCGTTGACAACATACCTCCAAAGACAAATTAGAGAAACATTGGAAAATGAATCAGAAGAAATTGCTGAATACATTAACCAATTCAAAAGCCTACCAGACGCCGAAAGCGTTGCTATCATGGAGAAAAATATGATTCAAGTAATGAAGTTAGTTCCTATGGCTGATGCAATAGGATTGAATTTTATTACTTCGTTGATTGGCTCGATGGCGGCAACAATCGGATTTGATCCTGTAGTAGAATCAATAGAGCAAATTAATCAAAGACAATTTAATGATAACTGAAACCAAAACGATATACGACTTACAAGAAATCAAAGCAAAGCTAGAACATCGCATTGACGAGTTCGTTTTAACCTTGTTCCCTGCCGCAAAGAAACAAACAGGATGCTACCGTGTTGGCAACATTGACGGAAATCCTGGAGATAGTCTTAGTATTTCAACTAAGTCGTATAACATTGGTCAGTTTTATGACCATGCCAACCCTGCAATCAAGGGTAGTGCATGGAAGTTAGTTCATTTAGTCAAAGGTATTTCCATTCCCGCAAGCATTGCATGGCTTGGTAATTTCCTCAACATTGCTCCTATTCAGAATTTTTCTGGAGCAAACAAGTCAACAAATTACAAAGAGTTGGCTGAAGCTATCAAACCTCTTAGCGAGGATTGCATCAAGTATGCTGCTGAACGCAAGATTAGTAAGCGCACACTTGAAGCATACAGCGTTGGCACAGGTGCTCGCGGAGAGCTTATCTTTCCGCATTACGACTGTGAATCACGCCTTAGTCTTAACAAACATTGGATGCCGAACAACGATAAAACGATGTGGTGTAGTCCCAATCCAGTCCACAACTTGTTTGGCAAAGATGTTTGTGATCCTTCTACAAATAGTGATCGTCTCATTATTGTAGAAGGGCAGTGGGATGCCTTAGCCATGTTTGAGCTAGGGCTTCCCGCTGTTTCTATTCCTTCTGGTGTTTCCAATATGAATTGGATTAAGGAGGATTATGAATACCTTTCCTACTTCGACACCATTGTTCTTATCATGGACAATGATGCAGCTGGTAAGAAATGCGCTGTCGATGTTGCAGCGCGTCTAGGTATTGATAAATGCATCATCGTCAATCTTCCTCTCAAGGATGCCAATGACATGCTCAAGGCTGGCCGTGGTGGAGAGATCATCAATCTTATTGAGTCAACTGCCAAAGGTCAACTTGATGAGATTGTAGATGCCATAGAGATGAAGGGTGAGGTTATGGACTTCATTCGTGGTGACTATCTTCTTGATGGTGATCCGTTCTTTATTCCTGGCTTTGATCTTACTTTCCGTAAGAATGAGATTACTCTGTGGTTTGGTTACACATCACAGGGTAAGTCCCAAGCAGTTCAGAATCAAGTAGCTAACTTAGCTGCGCGTGGGGTTATGAGTGTTGTTGCTTCTTTTGAGCAACCACCTGAGCGCACGTTCGGTTCCATCTTGATGAACATGACTGGCAATTCAGATATTGTAGCTGATGATGACTTTGAAAAAGCATTCAAGTATCTCAGTGAACATTGCTTTATCTACAAAAGCAGAGAGAAAGCAAACCCTCTCAAACTCATTAACATGTTCATCCATGCCCATAAACGGTATGGGGTAACTAATTTTGTCATTGATAACGTAATGACGATGGATGTTGATCGCGGAGACAATACCGCTCAAGCACAAGCTATTGACGCTATCCGTGTCT